GAAGCGCATCGGCTATCTGCGGCACATCACGCAGTACTACCTGCGGCACTCGTTCGGCACGCTGTACTACGAACAAACCCGCGACTCGGCGGCGACCTGTCGCGTCATGGGTCTCGCCGAAGGGTCACCCGTCGTGGCGCGGTATACGCGTGGCGCCCATGCTGCGGTCGATGCCGCCGGCCTGAAAGCCTTCGACGCAGCGGTCGACGACGCCATGCACAACGCGCTCGTGCTGTCGCCGACCCCGAAGCCGACGCGCGGTCAGAAAGCCGCGACCCGCAAAGCCGCTGCACAGCCGGCGACGCCAGCCGCGAAGCTCCGTCGCGTCAAGTAACCCCCACACCAGACCCCCCACACCCCGACGAGCTGTCGCGCCCCCGGCGGCAGCTCGTTTTCGACCCGCAAACCGTGCCCCAAAGTTGACCCAAAATTTGACCCAAAATCGGCACTTTTAGTGACACTTTCTGACATCAAGTGAGACGATCCGCCGACGCGGTCGAGACCCCGAGATCGCGCGAATTCGGCCTGATTTTATTGGTTTTTCTAGCGTTTTTGGATGGCGTCCCCACCGGGATTCGAACCCGGGTTTTGGCCTTGAAAGAGTGACGACCCTGCCAACTAACGTTCATACTTCGCAACGAGTTACAGCATTTGAACCAAAACGGCGACCCAAAAGATGTACCGGTTTTGGTACCGTTGGTGACATCGGCTGGCATCGACTGGCATCGGGTGAGACGACGGGTCGAGCGCCGCGACCGGCGTCACGGCAACAGGTACAAACCGTCCCAGATGCCGCACGCGCGGCTGCAGGCTGGCGCAGGAATGACGAGCCGACGGTCGACCGCACAATCGGTCGCCGCCGGCTCGCGTCGTTTGTAGGGGCTGCTAGCGGGTCACCCGTAGAGCACGCCGCGCGACGTCAGCTCACGGTCAATCAGTTCGAGCCGCAGGACGCAGAACGCGACGCACGCCGAGTCGCCGCGCTGCTGCGCGTCTTCGGCGTCGATCTGGAAGGCATGCCGCAGCGCGAGCAGTGACTCGGTCGACATGACGGAATAGAGCGCCCTGACTTCAGCTTCGCGACTGACCGGATTCGTCATGGGGTCACAGCGTACCAACCAGCACGTACGACCACAAGCCAGACACCGTGAGCGTGCCGCCGGCCTGCAGCGAAGCGTGCGCGTGTACGGTCCCTTCGGCGACATTGATGACATCGAACGTGCACGGTCGACGTGCACGCAACGTCAGCGGCCCATCAGCAGCAATCGCAATCTCAGTGAACTGACCGTTGCCAATCGCCCCATAGAGCTTGTTGACGTTGCCTGCAGGGGTGTCGACGGGATGATTCGTGTTGAACGCTGACCACGTCGGCACATCGGCTGGCAGTCGCGCGCCGGCATTTCTGACCGCGCGCATCATCGCTTCCATGTTCGGCACTTCCCACAGGTTCGCGTATCGAAAGCCGCTGCCGTACGGGTACGTGCGCCCGAAGACGCCTGATCCGGTATGGAAGCAGAACGCCCCAGCGCCGCAGATGATCGCGCCGGCGCGCAGACACGCGAGCACGAAGGGATCTTTCTGCTCTTGCACGCTCGAAGCCGGTCCCGGCGGTTCGTTGTCGACTGACGCGAACGGGCTGAAGAGATGAAAATCCCAGCATTGACGCACTTGTCGCGCGTTGTCGCCTGAACGCTCGGTGTGCAAATAGCGCGCATTCGCGTTCGAGACGTTGCTCGATGCTTGAATCGCGTCGATGCCTTGATCGCCGAGTCCTGTGCCGCACGGCAAGCCGAACGGCGCGAAGAGCCGCGCGATCTCGGTCGCTTCAGCCGCACTCGCGTTGCCTTCGTTGACGGCTTCGAGCATGACCAGCTTATGCAGACGCGACGCGACGACGTCGCGCATCTTGCGCGCATCACTGACCGGATCAGGTGAGCCGCCACCGATAGCCGTGAGCTGTACACGTAGCCCGAACTCGTCATAGGCGCAGTCGATGAATGAGCCGAGCGTGTCGGCGTAGTCAGGCCAGCGCGGATCGATCTCTTCTCCCGGCCATGCGACCTGACCGAGTACGCGCACGTAGTCGTACCCCTGCTGCTTGATGAACGACAGGTTCTGCTTGACGCGATCTCGGTCATGACGATGCCAGCCGCCGACCGCCCAGAACAACGTCGTACCGAGCGGCAAGCATGCGCCGCTGTCGTCGTGCCACAGCTTCCCGCTGACGCGCATGACGCCTGCGCGCGCTGGTGGTGCTTCCGGCTGCAGTTCGACATTGATGTCGGCAGCGAGTGTGATCTCGTCGAGTAGCGGCTCGCAGTCATCGCCTTCGATCTTGATGCTCGCGCGTGACCCGTACTCGACTCCCGGCGGTAGCCAGAATTCGAGCATGTAGTACGAGATGGGTCGTCCGACGACGGTCCAGTCGTTCGTACCCATCTCGCCGCGAATGTGTTCGGGGATCGTGCCGTCGGTCTTGCGCACGACCATGTGCACATACAGCGACGGTGTCTTCGGAATGTCGGTCGGTTCCGTCGGTAACGGTTTCCACGGTGGCCACCAGCGACGAACGTCATCCCAGCGCATAGCAGGTTCCCTTCTGCGTTGCGCTGTGTGCTCATGACAGCAGCTCGATGAAGCAGGTCGTCAACACCGCGAGCCACGGTGCTGTCAGGCGTCCCCTAAGGCGACCTGCAGATGCGACGTGATTTACGTCGGTGTCGCGTAGGTCATCGTGAAAAACAGCTGCACGGTGCCGCCGGTCGGAATGTCACCGACCCCGATAACCGCCGGCACTTGCCCCGAGCCGGACCCGTTGACGTACATGGATGTGCCCGACGCTTGCACCATGACCGTCATGTGCGTGTAGTTCGCTTTCGTGATGCCACGCCAGATCGCGCCGCCCCCGGCGACGTCGTTCGTCGACAGTGCCGGAAACGGCAAGCCGGTGATCCGCAAGCCGCCCGACGCGGTCGTGTGCGTGAAGGTCGATGTCAGAATGTTGCCGTGACAGACGACGAGCTTCGAGAACTTTGCATACAGCCCGAAGCGTGTCGTATACGCGACGTTCAAATTGCCAGCGGTGTCGAACGTGAGTGACGGCGTCCAATTGCCGTAGTCGCCGCCGTACAGATAGTTGAGGTTATCGCGTAGGTGCGTGTTGAGCATCGTTGCGGTGACGAGTTCCCCAGCGACCCACGTGCGCGGCGTCGTCCATGCCATGTCACACCCCTACGTGATGCGCGACGTTCTCGCGCTGCAGCATCTCGACCGATTCACTCGGCCACCATGACTGGTTTTCTCGTTTCTGTCGTGCGAGCAGCAGCCGCTCAATCTCGTCGGCGTCGACCGGAAACTGCACCGCGTGATACTGCGCGCCGCACTCGATGCAGCACGCGAGCGCCCAGCCACGACGCACGAAGAGACCGGCGCCGCACTCGCAATCGACAATCCAGCGCCCATGATCGACACGCGCGACGCGCACGCTGTCGGAGATGTGGACCTGCGCGACCTGCTTCGCTGCGAGCGCGCGCACTTGCCAGTCGCACAGCTCGACCGGCGAGCGCACACCGAGCGCCGTCGCATCAAGCAGTCGTGTGAACATCACTGCCCCGTCGAAGTTCGATGGACTGCGGCTCGTCGTAGGAATACACGAGCACTTGCCGCGCTGATGCCATGACGCGCGCTTCGAGTGTCGGCACTTCGTCGAAGCGTCGCTGCGACACGAGAATGGTGTCGACGAGATCGCCGCCCCAGTCAGACAGCTCGCGCACGACGACCGGCGCCGCGCGATGCTTCGAGCCGTCGCGCTCGATGCCGGACACCGGCACGTGATACCGCGACGCCACGCGCGCCAGTAACAGCCCGTTGCCGCAGCCTAAGTCGAGCACCGCGCCTTGTGGCGGCGACGCGTCGAGCGCGCGCAGGATCTGCGCGTGCGCGCTGTGCATGGCGTCACGTGTGCTGAAACCGTTCTCAATCCACTGCCAGTCGCGCGCCGGCGCCGCTGCATCGACACTCGCGCGAAATGGCGCGAGACTCGTCAGCGGCACGAAGTTCGGTTTCAGGAAGGGAAACGTCAGACCGCTCGGGGCGTCGACGGGGTATTGCGTGCCCATCAGCCGCACGTCACGTCGCTTCGCGGTGTAGTCGGTATTCGTGACGACCTTGACGACTGGCCAGATGACTTCCGCGATGCCGTGGAGCGCGCTGTATTGCACTGGCCACGACAGCAGCTCGCGGGTCCACTCGGCGCAGCTGTCCGGTAAGAGCGTTGCGTACTGCTGCGCGGCATACTCCGATGCGACGCAGCCAAACGCGCACGGCAGATGCGGCACGAGCCGCACGCCGAGCCAGCGCCCGAGAATATTCGAGCCGAGCGGCGTCGCGCTGCGATGCACCATTGCGAGCGTCGTGTCGCGCAGGCGTCGTTCATTCCAGACGCGGTCGAAAAACTGAATGCAGCATTCAGGAAAGCCGAGCAGCCGCCCGATGTGCGCATCGTCGCGCGCGTGAAAGGCGTTCGCGAGATCAAGCCCGACCGCCGGTGTGCGCGTGATAGCGACGCGCGTCTTCGTGACGACGGTCATGCACAGCTGCAGCGTCTCGACCCGTTCGGCGAGCTGGGGTCTGTCGAAGACGAGCGCCGCGAGCCGCAGGTCAGCGGCGACGCTCGTCAGCTCGACGTCGAGCCATGCGGCTTGAATCGCATCGACGCGCGGCGCCCAGATCGCTTCGGCACGATCTGACGCCCATGCAATGCGTGTGAACTCAGCCGGCATCGTTGTGATCTCCGTGCATGTGCGTCATCCCCTGATCCCCGTGCACGATGTACGCGCCGTCGCTGTGCTGAAAGCCGTCCGGTGCGTCCCAGTGATCCCCGTGCGGCTGCTCGTGCGGCGCGCTGTCGCGTAAGACGCGCTGTTCGAGTGCGTGCCGGCGCGCCGCGACGAGCGTCAGCGGCGTCTGCCCCAGCTTCACGAGTTCGTCTTCAAGCGTCTCGAAGAGTCGGTACCAGACGCGGCACTGCTCGCTGCGATTGCGCCAGTCGCCGTCGATGGCGGTACCGGGACACTGCCCCTTGCAGGCATAGAAGAAGCGACAGCCCTGACAGCCCCCATCAGCCCACGGGGTTTCGTAGAGCGCGCGATAGCGCTCGACGCCGTGACTGCCGGCTTTGACCCAGTCGACGCCGTCTTTATTCGTGCGACCGCAGTTCGCGCGGTTCCCGAGCCCGTTGACGCTGCGCACGGCTGGCGTCGTCAACGGGTCGCAGGCATTCCAGACACACGACCCCGGTGCGCCCGTCAGCAGCAGCTGCGCGAGATCGGTGAAGACATCGAAGCGCAGTACCTTGAGCTGCTGCTGCAGCTGATAGCACGCGAGAAAGGCGTTGACCTGCTCGTCGTCGCTGAGCGCCAGCTGCTGCCGTACCTCGTCGTGATCGACTTCGAGCGCATGCAGCCGCACGTGTGCGATACGATTCGCATCGAGTTCGCGCAGCCACACGAGCAAGCGCGGCAAGCGCTCGGCTGATGCGTTGCCCCGATGGAGCGTCACGATCAGCGACGGCACGTTCTGCGCATCGAGCAGCAGCGCGATAGCGCGCATCGTCGCTGCCGTGGCTTCGCGCGTCTTGTCGAGTGTGCCAGCCCAGCGTGCATCGTTGAGTTCATCGGGTCCGTCGACCGAGATACCGACGCTCGTGCGACAGCGCGCGAATAGCTCGACATGCGCCGGCGTGATGAGCGCGCCATTCGTTTGCACGCTGGTCGAGCCGTAGCGCGCGAAGCCCCACTGCAGAATGTCGACGAGATCGTCGAACTTCATCAGCAACGGTTCGCCGCCAAAGAGCGTGAAGGCGCCGCCTTCGCGCATCAGTCCCCGTTTCATCGCGTCAAGGTCATAGCCAGCGGAGTAATTGCCGGCATCGCGCAAGGGATGCTCGTAGCAGTACGGACACGCCAGCTGACACGCCACGCCGACCGGTGAGAGTTCAATCGTCAATTTGCGTCTCCGTGCGGCGAGTCGCCGTGTTCCGCTGCCGCGACGTCATGGTGCGCGGTGTCGGTGTGTGCGGTGTTCTGCGCCGCCTGATCCCCGTGCGTGTTGTTGTCGGTGTGCGCGACGTCGGCGTGCGCACTGTCCACGTGTGCGCTGTCACCGTGTGTGTCGACGTGCGCCACGTCGCCGTGTGCCGTGCTCGTCGTGTCCGCGAAGTCTTCGTGCGTATTGTCGCCGTGCGCGACATTCACGAAGGCGACATTGATAAACGGCGTGTTATTCGAATAGCTGCCGCCGTCGAAGTGCTCATAGCCGTCGGTATGGTTGGGTACGTCGATGTGCGACGCGCCGTCGGTATGGTTGTAACTGGCGCCGAAGTCGCCATGCGCTTGATCCCCGTGTGACGTGTCGCCGTGCGCGGTGTCGGTGTGCGTGCGACCGCCCCCGGTGTCGTTGTGACCGCCCATCGAATCGTTGTGATCGTCGTGCCGCGAGCTATCGACGTGCGCGGTGTCGGTGTGCGCCGTGTCACTGTGCGCCACGTCGCTATGTGCGGTATCGCCGTGTGCGGTGTCGGTGTGCGCGATGTCGCCGTGTGACGCGTCGAGATGCAGCGCGTCGCCGTGCGGCACGTCCCCGTGCGCGACGTCGTCGTGCGAGACCGGCGCGCTGTCCTGATGCGCGATGTCAATGTGCCCGATGATGAGCCCGAAGCCGAGTCGCGTCGTCAGGTCGAGTTCGCTGAAGCCTTGAATTTCGAGCAGCCAGTACGCCGTGCTGTCTGAGATGGCGAGCGCGTACTCGACGCTCAGCACGTTGTCGACGAGCTGATAGCGCTTGCCTTGAATGTAGTACCCACGGGGAATGGTGCCGCTCGTGTCGATGCCGGTCACGACTTCCTGAATGCCGATGCGGTCACCGATCTCGCGCAGTACGAGCTGCTGCTTGAGCGTGTCGGTCGACGCGACGAACGCCATACGGTCGATACTCGCGAAGGCTGCCGTCTGCGTCTGCAGGACATACAGCGCGATCTCCGCGCCGACGTCCAGCCGCGATTGATACGGCATGTCGACGCCGACCGTCACGACGCCGATGTTCGCTTGTGCAGTCTCGTCGTCTTCTTCGAGAATCACATTCTCGAAGTCGTAGAGACCCCGTCCCCGCACTTGAAACACGCCAGCCGTGCCGCCGATCCAGCCTTCGACCGTGCCGGTATTCGTCACTTCGAGCCGCGCGCCGTTGCCGCCGAAGTTCGCGACAATCGTGCAGAACGCTGTCAGGTCGGCGCCGCTGCCGTCTTGCGCCCCATTCATCACGTAGTCGGTCGTTGCGACCGGCGTGACCATGTCGGTACCGCCGACGCGCGCCGCAATCTGCTGCGGGTCACGATACGGACTGAGCCACGTAAACGTCTGCCCCGGTACGAGCTTCGTCGCACTCTGCAGCGACGCGAGTACCGTCGTCGCGACGGTGTCGGCGCGCTTCGGGTGTACGGTGACCTGTACGTCATTCAGCGAGCGGTCACGCTGATAGGTCAGGTCGAGTGCAGTCAGGTCGACGAACGTCGCGAGATTGACGCGGTTCTGTGCACGTCGGCTGCGCCCTTCAAAGGTCAGCGTGCCGTCGCCCTTTGGGTAGACGAAGCCGTGCTCGCTGGCGGCGAGCTTCGCGGCTTCTTCCATTGCCGTCTGAGACTCGTCACGTGCGCTGTCGAGTGAGTACGCCATCTGGTCGACGCCCTGATCGACTTCGAGCGCGCGCGGCTGGCGTGGCAAGCTGTTGACGACGGTCGTAAAGACGTCGCCGGGGTACTGATTGATCTGCACCGGCAGGCCATGCAGCTTCGCTTGCGCGAGTTCATCCATGTAATCGACAGCGGTGACGAACGTGCGCCGCGAGCCGTACTGTCCGGCGACCGGTTTGATGATGTCGACGCGACCGGTGAAGAGCGTTTTTGTCGTGACGTCGAAGCTGGCGCGCCAGCGCACGCCGATACCGATACTGAAACCGGCGCGACAGTTCGTGTGTCCGGGGCTGTAGTAGCCGAGCAGGTGTGCGGAGTTCTGCGCCGAGTTATTGAGCGCGAACGTCATTTCGCCGGTCGCCGCAATGCGCTCGGTGACGTTGCCGCTGGTCATGCCGCCTGATGCGGTGATGCCTTCATAGCGCAGCACGTCGCCGGTGACATCGGTCCAGCCGTTGTCACGTCCGCTCAGTTCCATCTCGACGACAAAGCGCAACGTGCGGTCCGTGGCGGCGCCGACCATCGTGCCGACGCTGCCGGTCGACGACACGCCGGTCAGCGCGGCGACAGGTACGGTGTACGTGATTTCGAGCTTCGGCGGATTCGCGCTCCCGGCCATCGCGACCTGAATGCGCGAGAAGCTGCCAGAGACCCACGCCGGCGCCACGTTCGCAACGTCGAAGTTCGCGTTGCGTATGCCGAACTTGCTGACGCCGGTTTTGCTGACGTTGCCGATGCCCGTCGCATTGAAGGTAAAGGCGTTGTACGCACTCGCGGTCATGCTCGCGAAGGTGCGCGGCGACCCCGTCTGCGACGTCGATCCAACCTGACTGTAGTCAGTCGCCGCGAGCGCGGTGTTACTCGCTGGCGTGGCGGTATAGATGTCGGCGTTTGGCGACGCGACGAGATTGTCGGTGATGATGTTCACGTACAGCGACAGCTGCGCCGCTGAGATGTTCGCCGCGCTCGTGAGTGCCGACGTATCGAACAAGAACAGACCGCGAACGTTCGCTTGCCATTGATTCGTGGTACTGCTGGCGTTGATGAAGATCAGGTCGCTTGCCGTCGCGCTGTCGTTGGCTGAATTACCGGCGCCGGCGCGAATCGTCGACCATGTTTCGTTGACACCGAAGCGCCCGACTTGCCCGTCGACCGTCGTCGTCTCCGGGTCCGCATCGGGGTACGCCGTCAGCGTCGCGAAGCCGAGATCGAGCGCCGGCACCAACGGCTGCGCAATCAGCAGATCCCACGCGTGACACGTCCACCAGACCCACTTGAACGCGTGGTACATGCGCTGCGCAAAGACCCAGTGCGAGCGCACGTCGAGCGTGAACGAGTGATCGGCGTGCTCGACGATGTAGGCATGCGGCAGCACGCGCACGATGCGCGCGCGATAGCCGACGTCACACGGACGAATCCGCAGAACCCAGCGCAGCCAGCGCCCGACGAGCGGTGTGTCGAGCGCCCCGACGAGCAGCCACTGCCAGCGCGCGAAGAATGCCGGCCCAAAGGCGCGCCACGGTTCCATCAGACACTGCTCATCTGCGCATCGCGCAGCACACGACGCAAGCTCGCGATGTGCAGGTCATCGCGCTGCGTCAGTAGCCGTGACAGTTCGGTGAGACTCGGTCCCTCAGTCACGGGGTTTTGCATCATCGTCGCGAAGGTCTTGCCTTCGCCGCTGAAGGCGAAGTACTCGTTGCCCTGCGTCGAGAACAGCATCGGCTTATCGGCATAGCCGAAGCCGCCAGCCGCCATCTTGATCGGCGTCGGCGTCAACGAGACCGGCCCCGGCAGCGGTGGCACATCCCAGACGATGGGGATACTGATGCTGAAGCCGTCGAAGCGTGCGGCAATCGCGCGCGCGCCGGCGTCGGCTTGCTTCGCGAAGTCTTCGGCCATGCCGTCAGCCGCGACCGCGAAACTCTTCTCGACACTCGTCGCTGAGTCTTGAAACGTCTTTTCGATCTTCACGCCCATGCCGTTGTAGGTGTCGGTGGCGTGCTTGTCGATGTTCGACGTCGCTTGCTTCATCGCGTCTTCGCTGGCCTGCGCGGTCGATTCCTGCGCGGCTTTGATCTGCGCATCGAGCGCCGCCATCTGTCCGCGAATCTGGGTCTCAATCACGCCCATGACTTCTTCGGGTGCTTCCTGCTCGACCTGCTTCGCAAGGTCGTCGCGCTTTTTCTGCAGATCATCGAGTGCGGTCTTGACTTTCTCGGCGCCCTTCTCGGCGTCGTCCTGCGCTTTGATCCACGCCGCAGCAGCCGCGTCGCCGGCGTCGGCCATCGCTTGCTGCATCGCTTTGTACGCTTTGTTCAGCTGTTCTTGATTGAACTGGCCAGACGCGAGCATCGTGTCGAAGATCTGCCGCGTTTGATCGGCGGCTTGCTGCAGCTGCGCATTCGTCTTGTAGCCAGCGTCTGCAATCGCGTCGGTGATGTTCAGGGACTGATTGATCTTGTCGATGACGGACTGCACCGCGTCGCCGCCCCGACGCTCCGCGTCCATCAGCGCGGTGACATCGCGTCGCGCTTGTGCTGCCGTGCGACCGGTCAGTTCGTACGACTCCGCGATCTTTTTCATCATGTCGTCGAACCCTTTGAACTGCTGTTCGAACGACGCTTCGAGCTTGCGCCCTTCTTGTTCGAGCTTGCTCGGTCCCCCCAGTTTCGAGATCGCTTCAATCGCGCCGGTCACGCCGGCAGTGATGGCGCCGATCCAGTCGCCGCGCTCAAGACTCTTCGTGATGCCGTCGACGGTGCGCGCCGCAATCGCGCCCATCTCGGTCCATTTGTTATTGACGCTGTCGAGCATGCTGGCGACGTCGTTGAGCGCGCGCGAGAGACGCCGCGCATCGTCTTCAGAATCTTTCGCTGCGGCTTGCGGGATGATGCCCGACGGCTGCTGGTTCGGTGCGAGACCGACACTCTGTCGCGCGACCGCGTCGGCCAGCGTCTGCGCGGTTTTGATGTTCCGTTTTTCCTGCTCTTCGAGCGCGCGCGCGTGCGCTTCCGCGAGATCGAACCCGTCGGCCAGTGGAATCAGCCCGTCTTCGGTCAGCCCCTGCAGCGCGTACTGCAGCTGCTGCTGTTGCGACGTCAGGTTCGGTACGGTGACTTCGCCAAAATTCTTGAAGACTTTGTTCGTCGCTTCGGTGACACTCTGCTGAAACTTCATGTCATCGGCGACGGCTTCGACCTGATATTTGAAGAGTCCGTAATACTTCGCGAGATCTTCGACGCTCTTGCCGTGCGCTAAAAAGTAGCGAATCGCTTCGACGGTCGACCCGCTGATCTCGTCGATGGCTTCGGGGATCGACTTCATCGCGCCGGTGACGTTGCTCGCAAACGCTTTCCAATCGTCAGCGGCTTTCTTGCCGGCGGCAGCATTCTTCGCGACCGCGCGTGTGTGCGTTTCCCAGACTTGCGCGACGGCGTTGACCTGCGCGGCGGTCACGCCGTATTCATTCGTGATGTAGCGTAGGGACTTCCCGTGTTCGAGTTCGTACTTGATGGCTTCGACGGTCGCATCGCTCATCGTCGCGAACATGCGCGCCGTCTGACTGGTCTTTTGGTTCGCTTCGTCTTGCGCCGCTGAGAAGTCGACGACGCGACCGCGCGTCTTTTCGAGATCTTCGGCGAGCTTGTCGGCTTTCGCGGTGATGGTCGAGACCGCGTTGCCAAAGTCGATGGTGCCCTGCACCGTGTCGGCGTTCTTTTTTTGCAGGTCCGCGAGATCTTGATTGACGGTCTTCAGAAAGATCTTGACTTGTTCGAGCGTCGCGAGTTGCCCCGTCGCGAACGCCGTCGCGCGCGCAGCTTCGAGCGTCGCTTTTGCAATCCACGTCGAGCCGAGCGCGATGTCGCGCAGCCCAATGACGACGCCGGCGCGAATCAAATTGAAATAGTCAAGGGCTTTCAGCAGCAGTGAGAAGCCCTTCACCGCGCCAATGACGGCGTCTGACACCAGATTCGCGGCGGTGGCGTTGTCTTTGAGTTCGCCGGTATTCGTGTCGATGGAGCCGTTCAGCTCGTCGATCAGCGTGAGTACGGTCTCGTTCGTCGTGATGGCGCGCCCGATGGATTCTTCAACGTTGTTCCATGTGTTCCCGAGCTGCTGCAGGCGCCCTTCGTACGTGCCGGCGAGCGCTGCCGCCTGACCGCCGAACTTCGCCGTAATTTGATCGAGCACATAGCCGAACCCTTCGGCTTTGACTTTCGTGTCGTCGATGGTGATGCCGGCTTTTTTCAGCGCGCCGGTGTTCCCTTCGGCAGCTTTCGCGACGAGCATCGCGGCTTCTGGCAGATCTTTGCCGAGACCGGCAGCGAGTTCGGTCGTCGCTTTGAGCGCTTTTTCCATGTCACGCGGCATGACGTTGCCGACTGTGACGAGCAGCGCTTCGGCGGATTCGACGGCGTCATCTTGATACGTCGTGACTTTCTGCAGCTCTGTCGCGTACCGCTGATACGCCGAGATCACGCTCGGGACTGCCGTCCCCTGCGCGCGCAGCGCGGCAGCGACTTGTGCGTGCGACTTCTCGGCTTCGCCGGCGGCCTTGATCGAATCGCTGATCGTGCTGGTGAGCAGTCCCCATGCACTCTTCGCGGCGCCGATGATGGCCTGCGCGCCGACGTAACTCGTGATCAGTTTGCCGATGGAGATGTTCGCGTTATTGACGGTATCGGTGAGTCCCGCGACCCCACTTTGCGCCGTCTTCGCAGCCGTCGCGAGCTGTTGCAGGTTTTCAGGTACGCGCAAGCCGAGCGCGCGCATTTTCTCGGCGGCTTCGGCGGCGACGTTGCCGACGCGAATCAGTTCGGCTTCGGTGAGCTTCGAGACGCCGCCGACCTTCTCGACGGCAGCGGCCATCAGCGTGGCGTCTTGAATGATTTTCTGACCCGACAGACTGTTCGACATCCGGGTCAGCGCGTCTTGCACTTTGCCGGCGCCGGTCTCGAATGTCTTCAGCTCGACTTCGGCTTTGCGGATCGCATCCGAAAAGTTCGTAAAGTCGAAGATGAATTTCGCAGTCAGTGCCATGTCAGGGCTTCGTATTCGCGCGCGTCATCTCTTCGATCAGGACTTCGTACACGTCTTGCGGCAGCTCCTGTACCCAGTCGTACCGCCAGCCGTTCATGAAGCGACAGACTGCGAGATCGCTGACGACGTAGTCGCGCCAGCCGTCAGCATTTTTTTTTCGGATTCGATCCGCGTCTCGTGCGCATCGACCGCGTCGACAATCTCGCGAAACGTTTCCATGTCGAGATTCGTCAGCGCGGCTTCGCTGAATGCCACCGGTCCGTTGTCATCGACCAGCGACCACGCGACGATGTAGGCGAGTAACTTCGTGATGCCGACGCGCGCAGAATCAATCACCGCGACCGAGCCGGCGTGCTGTTCTTTGATCATCTCGGTGAAGATCGCGCGCGTCTCGCCAGCGTTCAGCTGACGCTTGACGTCGATCCAGTCACCGTCGGAGAGATCGAGTCTGACGACTTGCGGCTTGACGAAACGATTCCTTCCCATACGGGAGCCTCATACCTGCGCGCGCAGCGACGCGGTCAGCGTGCTGTCGGCAATCTGCAGCGTGAGCACATCCCACTGCCAGCGGCGCGCCGGCAGGACAAAGACGAGCGGACGCTGCGATACCGCGTAGTCGTCTTTGCTCGTGATCGTGGCGGTCAGCGTCCATGTCGCTTCCGCATGGCGTTCGAGTGTGAGACTGCGAAGCTGCGCGACGCGTCGATAGCCCCAGCGCAGCTCGCCGTCGGTGTCGTGAATCGTCAGGTGATGACCGTCGCTCAGAAGCGACCCCATGCACCATTCGCGGCGTAGTTGCCGGAGATCTGCACGGCGCCAGCGACGCCGGTATTGATGGATGCGTCGAGCCACGCAGGGCCGTACCAGTACTTCGTCGGTGCGTCTGCGCTCGGGTACAGATAGAGCTTTACGCCGTCGCTGGAATCAGCGCCGACGAAGGGCTTCGTCTCGGTGTCATCGAAGAAGCCACCGAACGTCCCCTTGATATCCTTGAGACCCTGAACATCCGACTGTTAGCAATTTTGACGACTAACCCCAGCGTCAAAACTCCCTGCGTCATTTCTGCGCAGGTCTATCGGTTCTGTGTTCCCGATAGTTCGGACTATCGCATCGTCCGTTCTGGACGTCGTCTCGCTTAGTCTCTCAGGCTGCTTGCGCTTGCCCCTTCTTCCCATCGCAGGGTCGAAGTCAATCAGAGACGATTCGCGCAGCTGCATTCCTGCAGCGCGCCCCATGTGTGTCTAGGTTTTGTTCGCGTCGCCGAACGCCGTCACTTCGATTTTGTCGGTCGACTGATCAAGCGTCCACGCATTCAGCTTGATCACGTTCGTGGCGACGCCCGAGCCGGTCGTCGAGAGATAGACGACCCCCTTGCGCCCTGCATAGACACTCATGGCTGCACACAGCTTTCTGCCGCGCGTTTAAGCGGCCTGTACTTTCACGAGCTGTTGCAGATCGCCCAGCACGGTTTTCGCGCGTGCGACCCACGTAGCCTCGGCTATGCAAGCCGGTAATGCGGCAGCGACACGTGCACGACCGGCTTTGTCAGCCAGCCAGAGACGGATCAGCGCTGCCGCCTCGGTCGGTGTCGTGAAGGTCGGCACCAGATCGCCGAAGACTTCGCCGACTTCCGCACGGTACTCGCTCAGATGAAATGCCCCGCACGCCGCGAGTTCATACGCACGGGGACTGAGTGATTCGGCGTAGAGTGGCGCCTGCGCTTTGTAGCCCCAGTTCTTGCGCGAGCGGTACAGATTCAGCCCGATGCGCGCACGCCGATAGAGCGCGCCGGCGGTTTCGTTGTTGATCTGCTCGTCGCGAACCAGACTGCGCACCTGCTTGTTGAGACCCAGCCCTTTCCATGTGCCATAGAGACCGAGATCGATGCCGCTCCAATCAATCGAGTTAAACCATTCGACGCGCTCGGAGAACCCGGAGCCGACGAAGACGACGTCGTGTGTCGGCACCTGTCCATCGATCAAGTGCGCCGAGACGTAGTGACGTTCCGGGTGATAAGCGTGCGGCAGATACCCCGCGCGCGGATTCACGGCTTTGAACGCGGCGACGCAGCTGCGCTCGTTCGTCCAGCAGCCGTCGACGCGCGCCGCCATCGCGAGTTCTTGCTCGCTGTCGTACGGGGATTCTGTGAAGAGCACCGTCACCGTCAGGCCAGCACGCTTCATCATGATCACGACATCGGGATGCATCAGCATCGCGCTCACAATCAGCACGACGTCGACCTGATGCCGCAGCGCCATTTCAAGCGCGCCGATTCCAGCTTGATACATGATGTCAGCGGTATTCGGCTTCGCGAGATCGGGCTGCGCTTTCTTCTTCTTTCTCCACATCACGTGCAGCGTCTTGCCGGCGAACTCGATGCGCTGGTCGAGACGAAACGGCACGATCTCGACCCCGAGCACGTGCAAGCCGTAGCGCAGACCGGCTTCGACGTCAGCCGTCGACCATGTCGCGCCGGGATGCACGAGCAGCACGCGCAGCGGTCGTGTCACCGCGACAGCTCCGGTGTCGGGTCAGGATCGGGGTCCGGTTCGGGATCAGGGTCTGGCGTCGGGGTTTCACGCAACATGGATGCCTCTGCTTTCTTGATGCCGAAAACCAGCTTCATTCCCGGCGGATCGGTGTTCGGGGTCTCGACGCGCGCGAAGCACTGCCCGTGCCGCTGTTCAAATTCATCCCATGCGCGCTTGACGCCGGGATACATCACGTTGTCGTAGTCGTCGCCGGCGACGATGCCGCCGACGCGTACGTGTGGCCACCATGCGTCGAGATCGGCGGCTGTCGACTCGTAGGAGTGGTCTGCGTCGACGTACAAAAAGTCGATGGGTCCGTCCGTCCATGCGGCAGCGGCTGCGGTCGTGAGCGCTGGCACCAGTCGCACCGACGGCGCGACGTGCGCGGCGACGAGATTCGTCGCGCACTCGAAGAGCATCTGCGGCGCCCCGGTGACGGTGCCGCCGTACGCGACGGCGCCCATCCACGTATCGACGCAGGTCAGCACGCCGCCCCACTGCCGCAGCTCGTGCGCGAAGGCAATCGCCGACGCACCGCGCCACGTGCCCAGCTCGACGCAGCGATGCGGTCGATGCGCATGCAGCAGGTCGAGCAGCTGCGGACCGTGATGCAGCCAGCCTTGCGGCAGATGCTGCAGAACTGGCGGCGCCGCCGGCCTGAGATGCGCAATGACATCGGCGCACCAGACGATCTCGGATGGCGCCCAGCGCATCGACGCGAGAAAGTCGAAGTCGCCTTCGTACCGTGTGCCCCAGCGCCCGAGCTTCGTCTTGTCGTTCGGGATCAGCATCATTTGCGAGCTGACGTTGCCGACGCGCAGTGCTGGTTCCGACCACAAGACGCGGTCATTCCAGACCATGCGAAACAAGATCGGCTTGTCGCGGACTGTCGCGCGTGCGTCTTCCATCAGCTGCCGCGCTCCCGGCAGATAGATGTCGTCGTCGTCCATGAACGCGAGATGCTGCCCACGCGCGCGCGCGATGCCGGCGGTCCGCTCGGCGGCGCCCCAGTTATGACCCCGCGCGCACTCGACGAACGTGCAGCCAGCGACAGCGGCGACCGCTGCCGCCGACGGAGACTCACCGACGACCAGCACTTCGTCGTCATCGCCGCGCTGCTGTGTGATCGACTGCAGCGCGCGATACAGCGTCGGTCGACCAATCGTCGGGACGATGAAGCTAATCATTGCGTTCGGTCACTTCGAAGCCGGCGCGCCGCACGAGCGCAATCAACGCCGCGACCATGCGTTGCCGATGACTAATCGCCGCCGGCACTGCTTGCTGCGGCGGTCGTGCGGCTTTGGCGGCACCGCGTCGCCAGCCCTTCGACGTGCGTCGTTCTTTCGTGCCGTGCTCGTACATCCACACGTGAAAGGCTTTGCTACGAATGACGGCACGTGCCGAGACGTTCGACCGACTCTGGTCGTCGTACGAAACGTTGCGCTTGAGATTGCCGCTGACTTCGGGATAGTCGGTGACGATCTCGCGCATGGCTTCTTTCGCGTGATGCTGCACAATCGCCGTCGCTTCGACCGTCATCTCGTCTGGCAACGCCAGCAGCGCCGCACGTAGCTCGCGCATGCCCTGTATTTCGAAGCTCACGTGATGATCTCTTCGCAGATGAGCCGTAGCTCGATGTTCGCATCGTTGATGTTCTGCACACCGCGCACGAAGAGTTCACGCGTGCGGTCGACGACGATGCGCGTGTCCATCGTGACGCCGGGGTGAAAGCGCATCGTCACCAGATGCTGCACATTGCGCCCGTCGCCGATGGGTCCTTGCGGCTCGATGTGCGCCCACATTGCCGGCGGCGACAGCGGCTCGAAGAAGCCGTCGCTGTCGTCGGTGTACTTCGGCGAGCGCGACAGCTGCACGAGTTTGGTCAGCGGACTTACGCGCATTGCTCGTTCCAATAGACGCGGTCGATCCAGCAGCGCTCGGCAGCTTGTTCGGCGGCGTGCGCCTGCACGTCGAGCCCGTCGCGCACCGCGTCGAGATAGGCCACGTACTGCCGTATGCCCTGCTTGATCCGCTCGGGGACCTGCGCCGGCGTCTGCCAGCCGACGACGTACGTGATGCGCACGGCGTCGTCACGGTCTTGAATGGATGGCCACATTTGCAGCGGCGCGAGTGCGATGCGCGCTGGCCGGCTGAGTGGGTCGACGCGATAGACGCTCGGGTCGAGCGTCTGCAACACGCCGGTGATGTCGTAGTACTCGACGACTGGCGCCGTCGTGACGTCGGTCTGCAGCGGCGCCGCCATCGGCAGCGACATCAGATCCGCGAAGGCTGCGCGCTGCAGCCGCCACGTCTGCGTCAGCAAGCCACGATTCAGCGTGTCTTCGGCGGCTTCGCGTGCGGTCTTGATGTAGCGATTCAGATTGACGTTGTTGTCGTCGGTCGTGAGCCGCACCTGATCTTTCGCTTCGCTGATCGTGATCGGTTCGACGACCGGCTCGACGATGCGCGCCCACGTCGCTACGACTGCGCGCCCCGGTGCATACGGTGACAGGTCGAGCTGAAACGCCATCAGTGGCGCCCCTTCTTCGTGACCGCACGCTCGACGTCGGGCGCATCAGCGACGGCGTCAGCCGGATCGGTGTCTTCGCGAATCAGTTCGGCACTGCCGTCTTTGAGCCATGCGCGCATCTCTGGCGTCAGCGTCTGCACATGGATCTGCTGCCCCGGCTGGAATGGCGCATCGGGGCTGAGACTGGGTACAAGTGTGAGAAACCGCAGAATCATGATGTCGTCTCGCCCGAGTCACCGACGCAGCGCGCCGGTGACCCGTCGGCAAAATGCGCGCGCGTGTTTAGGGCTGCGCTAGGTACTTGATCGGATTCGTGCCGGCATCGAGCAGGTCGCCGTCGGAGCGTGCGAACGCCAAAAACGCGACCTGTCCGAACTCGGCGAAGCGCTCGTCGAGCCGGCGCAATTCGATCTGCATGACGTCGCGAATGATGTATTTGGAAAAGTCGCCGAACAGAATCGACTTCGCTGCCGATGCTGGCGCCGCCATCGACTGATTGATGGTGTACGGGTACCCCGCAATCGTGTCGGGCTGGCCCACGACCAGCGACGGTTGCCACAGTGGTACGCCCGATGGGTCACCGGAGTACTGCAGCACCTTGATTTTTTTCAGCATCTTGAGTGCCGCGTCATGGAACATGAAGCGCGACCCCGCGCGATACGCCGGATCGATGCTGTGAATCAGATCGATCATGTTGTCGTAGCTCACCGTTGTCGCTGTCGCACCGGTGACGCCCGAGTTCGCCGCTGCATTGACGACGCCCTTCGGCTGGCCAGTGCCGCTGCCGGTCGTGAAGTGATCGTTCTGAATCCGTCCGATGCGATTGGCGAGCGCGGAACCGATGAATTCCGGCACATTGATCGAGCTGTCCTGCATGAACTCAATCGACGCCAGAATGTATTTGCTGCTGTACTTGAAGGCGTCGAGCACCAGCTGCCCGAACGTCATTTCGAGTTCGTTGTTGACAAGGTTCTCGCCGATGATCTCGCCTTTGTTGCTGGTGTCGTTCGTCGTCGGAATCGGCAGCGGTCCACCGGTGTCGGTGCGCAAGACCGTCGAGACGGTACGCATGCCGCCGAACGCGAGCAGCGCGACTTCGAGCGCGCGCATGGCGGCGTCAGCGGTCGTATAACCGCCGGTCGTGGTCGTCGACTGCGCAGCGGTCAGCGCGGCGCGCTTCTCATCCATGCGGGTCTGCCATGCACGAATGTCGTCGGGCTGCACCGCGAGACCGTCGATTGACGGTCGGGTCGGGCGCATCGGGGGACCGAAGTGCATGTAAATCTGCCGCGCATCGAGATCGAAGCCGCAGCGCTTCGCCAGATCTTTTTGCCCTTGCGACAGCTCATAGCGCGAGCCGGCGAGCGCCCATGCGCGAAAGGCTTCGATCCGGTCGGCTTCGGTGACCCGTGCGGTCGTGCGTTCGCGTTCGCGTCGCTGTTCCTGATTCGCGGGGTTTGGCGGTTCGGTGCGACGCCCTTCGGATTCGCCGTACGACTCTTGCTGCGCGATGCGTTCGAGATGCTTGTTGATGCGGGTCAGCTCGTCGTGAATCGTGTTGAACTGCTTCTCTTCATCGCCGAGCAGATCGAAGCGATGCTCGTCAGCGGCTTTCTGCAGAATCGCGTCAGAGTTTTGAATCAGTTCTGACTTGCGCTGCATCAGCTCGGTCGTTTGCGGATTCGCCATGAGACACCACACCTGTTGAAAGGCGTCGCGTCTCTCTATCGCCGCAGAGAGTCACTTCGCAGAATGGATGCGTGAAGGCGCGACCTGATCGCCGCCAGATCGCAAGATGTTTCGCGCGCGCTCGACTATGCCCGAAACGTTGTGCACGCCATGCGTCAGGGGTAACGCTTCAGAAATAAATTCGCGTCACCGCAAGCTGCGCAGTGTGTGCAGCCGACGCAGCCAGACGAGCCGCGACCCCTTGTGCTGGGAATACGCCGCGTTCAGCGAGCGCTTTGCGACGTCGACATTCGTCGCTTCGTAGGCGGGAAACGTGACGACGCTGATTTCGCGTACGTCCATATCCCAGATCGTACGCAGTGGCGGGTCTTCTTCGAAGTTCCACTCGTCGTCGAGCGCGCGAAAGCCGAACGACATGCCCGACACGTCGCCGCGCTCGATGGAGCGCAGAATGTCAGCGACGTAACTAATCTGCGGGTCCGGCTCGATGCGTGCGCGCAGCCCTTGCGTCTGCTTGCGGAGCGTGAGCGTGCCGGCTCGCGTGCGCGCAAGAATCTTCGCGGTGTCATGGTCGACGAGCGCGCGCACATCGGCGTCACTTTTGAGCGTGCGGTCGACGGCTTCGGGCGCAATGATCTCGACGAAGCCGCCCAGATCGACCGACCGACTATTAAAGACAATCGGCAGCGCATCGAGATACCGCCCCTTCTCGTCGATGGCGACGCGGCTGTCGAGCAGCGCGCGATATTCGAGATCAGCCATGATGCAGCCCTTCTCGCAAGATGCGATCTGCGGTGTCGCTGGCGCGGTGTCGTTCCCAGTGCTGCAAGACGCCGTTCAGCTCGGTGATGAAGTCCTGATCGGTGCGCGCATCGGCGACGTCGCGTAGCTCGCGCTCGGACGCCTGCACATAGGTCGTGACAAACGCGCTGAGCTGTGTTTCCGAGTGCTCGCGATTCGCGCTGTCCAGCCATGCCGCGACGACCGGTCGCAGCGCATCGCGACAGACGTCGGCGTGCACCTGATAGAACGAGTCCAGCCAGTGCCGGAACTTCTCACGCGACATCTGGTGCTTGCGTGCGCGGTCAATCTCGCGTTGCAGCAAGCGCTGAAACGTTTCGACCAGCAAGCCGCGATGCGCGACTTTGACGGCGCGCAGCTGGTCGTCGCGCGTGATGACCTGCGCACGTGCGGTCTCGAACTCGGCTTCGGCGACGCGACGCGCGGCGATACTGGCGGCCGTGGCTTGCTGCGCTTCGGCGAGCTGTGCGCGCAGCGTCTCGATCATCGCGTCGGCTTCGCTTTTCGCCGCAGTCACTTGCTGCATGCCGACGACCAATCTGACGACTTGCACTTCTGCTTCACGCTCAGCAGACTGCGCGGCTGTCGCCGCGTCTGTCGCGAGCTTGCGTGCTTCGTCATGGCGTGCGGCGACCTGCTCGGCTTCGGCTTTCGCGGTGTCGAGTTCGCGCACGCGTGTCGACAGCAGCGTCGAATCGGCGAGCGCTTTCTCGGCAATCGCTTCAGCTGCGGCGCATTGCACGGCTTCACTGGCGGCACGCTCGTCAGCCGCCTTGATTGCGGCCTGCGCATCGTCGAGCGCCTGCGTCAGTGACGACACGGTGCGTTGCTGCTCGACGATCTGCGCGCGCAGCGTCTCGATCTCGCTGGTCTGCGCGCGCGTCAGCGTGTCGAACGCTTTGATTTCCGCTGCGCTCACGGCTGCTTGCGTGCGTGCGGCTTCGGCGTCGGCCAGCGCGTCGAGCTGCTGTCTCAGTGTCGCTGTCGCGTCGGTCAGCTGCCGCTGCAGCGCGTCGATCTGTTCGCGCGTCGGCTTTGTCGGCGTTGTCTCAGTATTCGTCGGCGGCGCCGCCTCTGGCTTCGCCGTCGGGTCCGGGATCTTGTCAGCCGGCCACATATTCGCCGGCACCAGAAAGACTTGCCCCTGACCGTTCGGCAACGGTGAGAGATTTTCCCAGTCGCGAATATCGTCGGCACACAGCCAGCCCCACTGACGGCCAATCGCGTACGCCCGGTACCGACTTTCGGTGTCGCCGCGCAACAGCGCATCCATGACGTGCTCACAGAACTGCTGCTGCTGTTCGAGCGGCGAGATCAGTTTGCGATTAAGTTCTTGTTCCCAGCGCACGAGCCAGCCGCGCAGACAGCTGATGACGTAGTCGATGGATTGCTGCTCGATGTTCGAGAACGTCGCGCGGTCGAGTGCGCCGATCTTGTGTGGCGGCAAGTTCAGCCAGCGCGCCTGCTCTTCGATCTGAAACTTGCGTGTTTCGAGAAATTGCGCGTCGTCAGGTGGGATGCCGATCCGCGTATAGCTGGCGCCGTTGTAGAGTGCCAGCAGCTTGTGTGCGCGCGCGACGCCTTGATGCTTGCCTTCGAGCTGTTCGCGGTAACTCTTCTCTGACAGCTCGGTCGGTCGTGCACCGGGGTAACTGATCACGCCGCCGAACGTCGCACCGTTCCCGAAAAACGTCGCGCCGAAGCGCTCTGTCGCGATGCCGAGTCCAATGGAGTCGCGCGCCTTCGCAATCAGCGAATAGCCGACGAGCCCGTCATAGCCGAGCCCATGAATGTGCAACACGTCTGCTGCCGGCAGCGTGACTGACGGTCCGTCGATGCCGGTGACGCGGTACCGCAGTGCCCCGCGCGCATCGCGATATGGTGCGACGCGGTCAGGGGTCAGCGGCCAGAGTGCGACCGGTCGATTCGCGCTGTCGCGTTCGATCTCCGCGTACGCGTTGCCCCACGTCAACACGTGCGCCTGCATGATCTCGCGCGCCGTCATCGACGACATCTCGGGATTGAATTCGTCGTGCAGTAAGCCGTAGATCCATGAGTCCGTGTACTTTTGCTTGCCGAACGGCTTCAGACGCTTGTAATGAAACAGCGGCAGCGATGCGACGTCGCGACTAATCAGCTGCACGCCAGAAAAGAACGGGGCATAGGTCAGCGCCGTTTCACTGCTGACCGTCACGCCCGTCGCTGACGGCGTCGTGCCCCAGAACTCATTCCAGCCGTCGTGCGAACTCGACGAGATCGGACTGCGCCAGTACGACCGCACGGCAGTCACCGCGCCGCGTACGCGCTGCAAGAGTGACGGCTGCTCGCGTGCGAGCGTCAGCGTTTGTATGTGCGCCATGTTCAGATCCACTCCGCCATCACGCCGTCGTTATGCGTGATTGGCATGCGTAGCCACAGCGACATTGCTATCGTCGGCGCGATGACCGGATCGATCCGGCCACGCGAGCGCCCCTTCGCGAACATGAGATTGCCCTTACCGTCGTGCTGGTCGACGACGTTCGAGACCGCCCACGCCGTCACCGGACAACCGCCGGCGTCGACGTTGCCGGCGAGAATTTCGGCTTGCATGCGCAGACACGCACTCGACATGCCCTGATAGGTCTGCGGCACCGGCAGCACTTGTTCAGCGGTGAAGCCGTCTTCGCGTACGAGCTGGTCGATCAGCGTGTCGGCGTGCCACGGGTCGAAGCCGATCCGCTCGATGTCGTAGCGCGTGCGGCACTCGGCGAGCGCGCCGCGTATGAGTTGATGATCGATGCGTGTGCCGTCGCACGCCGTCAGCCAGCCCTGCGCCGACCAGATGTCATACGGTGCGCGGTCCCGGTGCGCACGGTCCCGCAGCGTCTCGGCTGGCGTCCAGATGCGCTGCACGATGCAGAGTTGCGGTCGACCGGTCGTCGGGGGAAACACCAGCGACAGCACGCACAGATCGATCTTCGACGCGAGATCGATACCGACGAAGCACGGCTCGTGTGCAAGCGCGGCTTCGAACGCCTCGCGCGCGCGCAGCGATTGCCCCTTGCGCCAGCCATCGACCGACAAGCACGGCGCCGCTGCATTGACCCACAAGTTCAAGCGTTTCTGTTTGAAGGTCGCTGCGGCTGCAGGAATCCCGCGCGCTTTTGTCGCGAGCGCGCGCATGTCGTCGGGCTTGATCGAGATGCCCCAATTGGGATTCGCTTTCTGCCACGTGCGCTCGTCGAGCCAGTCGTCAGCATCGTCGGCGTGCGCGATGAACGCGAAGTACGTCTCGTCGGTCAAGACGCCGTCGAGAATCTTGCCGGCGTAGTCGTGTTCATCGCCGCCGGGACTGACCGGATTATCGCCAGCGGTCGTGATCTTGAAGAATAGCGGCTGGCGTCGCGCGCCGGTCGCTGTCTCCATGACGTCGAGCAGCTGCCGGTCTTTGTAGGCGTGCAGCTCGTCGGCGCTGACCGCATGCGGATTCAAGCCGTCGGTCGAATCGTGATCCGCCCCGAGCGGTTCGAGCTTCGACGACGTCTCGTCGCGATGCAGGTTCGCGACTTGTATCGTGATGCGCGCACGCAAACTCGACGAGCGCACCAGATGCTTGCAGTCGTTGAACACGAGCCGCGCTTGATCACGCTTCGTCGCGATGCAGTACCCTTCGGCCCCCGGTTCCTTGTCGAAAAACGCGACATACAGCATCACGACGGCAGCTTCGAGTGACTTGCCGTTCTTGCGCGGCAGCTCGTTGTATGCCGTGCGAAAGCGGCGCAGCTTCGTTTCGTGATGCAGCCAGCCGAAGATCGACCCGAGCCGGAACAGCTGATGCGGCTGCAGCTCGATATGTTGTCCGGCCCATTCCCCTTTGTAGTGCTTGAGCTGTTCGGCGAATCGGAAAAACCGCGACGCGGCTTTGCCGTCGAAGTACCACGGAAAGTCCGGCGACCGTTCGCGCGCGCGATCTCGCACGTGTCGCGCGCACGCCAGCTTGTGATACTTGCCAGCTGGGATGCGACCGGCGACGACGTCGCGCGCGTACGTGTCGACAACGTGCTCGGTCATTGCAGCGTGTCGGGCGGTTCGTCGAATTCGTCGAACGGGTCACGCGGTGGCGCCGGATCGGTGACGAGCGGCTTACCGAAGGGGTTAATCGCGTAGTCTTTCGACCAGCTGCGAATGTCTTTCTCTAAGACCTGCGACCGCGTGATCAGTGGATGCGCTTTGATCTCGGTCTGCTCTTGCCCAGCGCCGTCAATCGTGACTTTGAGATATGTCTCGCCGTCTTTCTCGATCAGCTGCTGCCACCGACGGAGCCGCACGACTGCCGCACACAGCCGCGCGAACGATGCCGCTGTCTGCGCTGTCAACGTGCCGGCGCGCTGCGCATGCGGCGCAAGGTCGAGCCAGACGGCACGCTGGTCGTCGGTCAGCGATGCCGGTACATCGAGCGCGACGACCGGTCGACTCGCAGCATTAGGCGACCCCTTCGCGTCGTTTCTAGACCCTTTGGCGCGCCTTGATGCCCGTTTCCCGTGCAAGAACGACTGTTCGGCGCTTTTCGGTTTGGCGCCGGCGCCGACCCGAAACCCCCCAGACCCCACGGTGCCCCCCTGTCGTTTTCCGGTGACAATTTGGTCAAACCCCGAACTCTTGAAACCGCGCGCGCGCGACGGAAGCTCCAGCGCGGTTTGAACGCTCGCGCCGGCCAGCGATTACAGGTGCCCTACCCTGTCGTGTCGACCCACGTGTCAACGCGTGCGCGTGTCACGTGTCGCGCGTGGCGAGTCGGGTCTCGCACGCGCCGTCACGCACCGCTGCCGGTCTTGCGCGCATGACATCGCACGCACAGCCCCTGCAGGTTCGCGCGGTCCCAGAACAACGCCTCATCCCCACGGTGCGGCACGATGTGGTCGACGTCGTGACTGGGTAGACGGTCACACTCCCGGCACACTGGTTCGTCGCTGAGTACCTGAATGCGCAGCGCACGCCAGCGTGCCGTGTAGTACCAGCGACGCGCTGTCTGGTTCGGTCGTGCGCGCTCACGCTGGCGTGCGTGGTACGCACAGCGGCCACGCTCGACCAGCTCGCCGCACGTCGGTTCTGCGCAGTAGCGCAGCGGTGTACGCATCAGGCAAACCGGATCAGCGCGTTTGATGCATCGTTCGTCGGCATCGTGAGTGTGAAGGTGCCAGACGTCACGGACTGCGACCCGAACGTGTGCACACTGACCGCGAGTTTTGTTGTTGATGTGTCGTTGTAGATAAGCACCGCGTCGAAGGCGCCACTACTCGTCAGGTTTGGCCACGACAGTGATCCGCTCGGCGTCCAGATCGCCGTCGTGCCCGACAATGACGGTGCAGCGGTATTCGGTACAGCGATGCCGCCTTGCGTGTAGTTCCCTGTACCGAGTAATTCGCCCGTGTTGTTGTAGACGGTGTCCCCGGCGCCCCGTGATGCGGAAACGAGATAGAGCGCCGCCTTGAAATTGTCTTTCGTAGTGGCGCCCCGTACGACCGACGATCCGAACGCATGCAGCCCGTTCATGAGATCGACCTTGAACTGACTGCACATCGCTTGTGTGTTGGCCATTGCTGTTACCCTTCGCTGGGATATTGCGGCGTCGTCGTGGATTCAGATCCGATCAACGGTTCTGCGGTCTCTTCTGGTGGCGCAGGATCAAGTACGACCTGTGCTTTGCCGCCCCAGTCGAAGCCGGCATCGGTCACGGCTTGCTGAAATGCGGTGAACGCGTCATAGACGGCACCGAGTGACGACTGGTCACCGTGCAGCTGCAGCGTCGTGATGTACAAGTGCAGCGTGCCGGTCTGCTTGTCTTTCATCTCGTCGACGGCGGTCTTCACCGGATCGACAGGGGCTTCGGTCGTCGTGGTGGGATCAGTCATGATTCACGCCCTTTCGTTTACGCAAAGTTCGCAGCGGTGAGATCGCTCTGCACGGCTGCACGTTTCAGAATCACGTGTGCATCGCGGCGTACGAGTTCGTTGTCGAGACGCCACTCGACCCACACGACGAATTCATCGGGTCGATCTTCAAAGCCGACGGTGCGTGCGAGCTGCGTCTCGTCGACTTCGCCACGGGTCGTCAGAATCAGTGCCATAGGTCACAAGTCTTCAATCGTCACGGTGAACGAACGGTCTTTGATGCGTGGCGGCGTCTCCGTTGTCGTAATCGTGTTGCTGACGTCGTACTGCTGACCGATGACGCCGCCGAGCAAGCGCACTTGTGTTGTGCGTGCGCCTGCGGGGATCGACTCGCTGTCTTTGGTCATGAGCGGCGACGGCGCGCCGCTGATGCGGGTGATCGTCCAAACGGAGTTCGCAATCGTGACGCCGGCTTGCAGATGCTCGCTGCTCCAATCCATCACGTAGACTTCGGATTCAGTCGGACCTTTCGCAATGACGCCGCCGGTGTAGATAAACGTCGTACTCATGCGAGTACCTCGTCGGGGTCTTCGGCGACGCGCAGATCGACGTCGACTGAGACACGCTGATCCGCCGGCGTCATGGCGACGAGCAGATCCGCGGTATCGAACGGCACGACAATCGTCGACGGTGATGCGGCGACGATGACGACGACCTGCGGCACGGCTTGCGTCAAGCCGAGACTACCGACGGCGCCGACGCTGACGACGCCATGCAGCGCGATGACCCGTGCGCCGACGCTGACGACGCCAGCCGTGCTGATCGCACTGACGCCGGTCAGCGCGCGCTGTTGTTGCTGTCCTGCGGTGACGCTGCCGACAGCGCTCGACGTCGAGACGCCCGTCAGCGCCAGCGTCGCGCCGTTCGATGCGGTGACCGATCCGACGGCGCTCGTCGTCGACACGCCCGTCAGCGCAGCCTGCGCGCCGGCAGATGCGGTGACGGTACCGACGGCGCCGGTCGCTTGCGCCCCAGTGAGCGCGCGGGTCGTCGACGCCGTGAGGGTGCCGGCGGTGACGGTCGCCGACACGCCAGACAGCAGCGCGCCGCCCCCAGCTGTTGCGCTAAGCGTGCCGACAGCGCTCGTCGACGCGACACCCGTCGGAATCGGCACCGATAGGTCTGGTGTCGGGGTCTTGACGGCGCTCGTGCTGGCGACGCCCGTCAGCGCAGCGGTACTGCCACTGACAGACGCGGTGAGCGTGCCGACGGCGCCGGTTGTCGAGACGCCGGTCAGCGCGGCCAGACCGTCAGTGGATGCGCTCAGCGACCCGACGGCGCCGGTTGTCGAGACGCCGGTCAGCGCGACGACGACCGGCCCCACGGTTGGCGTGTTCAGCGCACTCGACGCGGTGACACCGGTCAGCGCGCTCGACCGTGTCGGCGCGCACGTGTTGACGGCGCCCGTGCTCGATACGCCGGTCAATGCGCGGGTCACGTCGTTCGAGACCGGCGTCAGCGTGCCGACGTCACCGGTCGAACTGACACCCGCGAGACCGACGCTAACGCTGCCGCCGACGGTACCGACGCTGCCGGTCGACGCGTTGCCGGTCAGCGTGCGGTCGAGCGCATCGGCGATGGTGCCGACACTACCGGTCGCTAGATTCGTCGTGAGTGCGCGGGTCGTGCTGGCTGTCGGCGCAGTGACGGCGCCGGTGCTCGAGACGCCGGTCAGTGGTCGAGTCCCTTGCACGGTGCCGACACTGCCGGTGCTCAACACGCCGGCAGAGAGTGCGACGGCAACGGTTGCGGACCCGAGCGCATTGACGACGCTCGACGACGTGACGCCGCTCAGACTGCGCGTGACATCGGCTGATGCGCGCGCAATGACGCGCAGCCGCGACTGTAAGAACGGCCCCTTAAAACGGAGCACGGGTCACCTGTTGCAGCTGCGCCGGCGTCAGCTGGTAGTCGTAGACATAGAAGAAGCCGTACTTCGCAATCATGCCGTTCGCAAACGAACTCGCGCCGTTGATGCGAAAGACATCGGACTGCGCGGTGAACGATGGCGCCGTCGATGCCGACGTGACTTTCGCGCCGTCTTTCCAGACGTCGAGACCGCGCGGCCCCGCAGAAAACGCGACGACGCAGTCGGTCGACAAATTCAGGTTCGTGAATTGGATGTTCTGACCGCCGTACAGCCATGACCCGTTCGCGACTGCCGCACCGTTTTCGGGCGCATCCATGCGCACGTAGCAGTCGCCGGCGCTCGTCGAACCGACGACGCCGAAGAAGCGACCGCCGTTTTTCCAATAGCTCACCTGACAGCCGATAACGACCGTCGCCGCCTTGCGCGGCAAGACGAAGCGCGAATCGGGAATCTCGGCGCGATCTGAGATCGACAGGAACAGCACACCGTTCGGGATGCTGTCTGGCAGCTCGCGCCCGTCGTTCTGAATCGTGGCGTGTCGACCAGCGGACCCGTGGTCGATGATGCGCGACCCCGGCAGACATTGCGTGTTGAACACATACGCATGACGCGGCGCGAACGGAAACCCCGCGACCAGACTGGCGTTATGTGCCGGCAGTGCCCCGAAGCGCGCCAGAATGCCGGACTGTGACGGTTCGTCATCGAAGGTGACCGTTGGCGTGATCGTGATGAACGATTCGCCGTCGCCGCTGGCAATTGCGCCGTTGTAGTTCAGCGTCGCCGTAAAGCCGCTGGCCATCGTGCCCACGTTCGTGATGAACAAGCGCAGCAGGATTCGATCTCCCGGCTCGAAGACGACGTTCGCTGTCGGTGATCCGGTCCAATTCATCACGCCGCTGACCGTGTTGAACTCGACGCCGTCATTCCACGGACCGCCGGTCACTTCGCTGTTGAACTTCTGGTTATAGAGACGCGCACGCGCACCGACGTTCGCGTTCATGCTGTTTTCGAGTGCCCAGACGTTGAAGGTGATGACGTCGGTCGTCGCGAGCGTGAACGCGACGCCGACCGGCGCCGAGACCCATTCGAGCGGTTGTCCACCGGCGGTCTGGGTCCATTGCACTTCGGTACCGCTCGCGACCGTGTTGACGACGGCAGTCGCGACGCCCGAGCCGCGCGTCGATAGCAGGTCGAGTCGCCCCGGCAGACCGGATCGATTGTTCGTCGACGTGCGCAAAAACAGCGTTGTGCTCACAGATCCCCAGCGCCGTACCAGCGCCCGACTTTGCGAAAGTAGAAGCCTTGCGCCCACCAGATGCAGCGCTTCCACAGTGGCGACGAGACGACGTCGACGTACTCTTCGAGTTCGCGAATGCGCGCCGCAGCGGTCGTGCGATTCGTGTCATGCGAATCGAGTCGCTGCTCGACGGCGTCGAGACGCTTACGCAGGTCGTCGACGGCGCCCACGCGTTACACCACGGTCTGATACACGCCGCTATAGCTCGCGCTGTTATTCGATGCCGCGAGCGCCGCCCCGCTCTGGTTCTCGATGACGAGACCCCACTTGCGCGGCATCACGCCGCCGAAGCACTGCGCCACACTGAAGAGCGCTTCATAGACTTTCGAATTCGATGGCGTCGGGATCACGCGTGCGAGCTTCATGACCGGCGGGTCTTCGAGCGTCAGCGCCGCGTCGCTGCCGGTCGCAGGGTCTTCGTAGGTCGTGCCGTCTTCGGAGCCGTAGACGTACACGCGCACTTCTTTCGGCGCCGCGACCGTGCCGACACTGGCGCTCACGCGCACGAGCGCATCGAGAAAAAGATTGCTGGTGTTATCGACCGCAGTCGATTCGCGAGCTGAGCCGCTGCCCAGTGAATTGAACGTGCACGTTATGGCTGTGCTGCCGCCGAAGGCTTGCTTGATGTCGGACATTGCGCGCGCGTGTGCTGGGTAGCATGCGCGCGAACGCCGAAACGCCATGCGCTAGGAGTAACGCTTAGCCCGTTCCCCTTAAAATTTTGCCGGCACTGTTGCGCACTTCGCGCGTGCTCCATCGTGTGCCGCAGACCACACATTCACGCCGGCGGTAGACGCCTTCTTCGATGATGAGACTACGCGAGCGGATCACGCGGCTGATCTGACTGCCGCAGTCGGGGTTTGGACACGTGAACTTTGACGGCGTGTCGCGATAGCGCACGAGCGCGCCGCCACAGTGCGCGCAGTGTCCGCGCTGCTGCGCTTCGCTGCGGGTCGTCAAGACCCGACAGCGCACACAGATCCGAAACTGATCGAGCATCAGCGCGGTAAGACCGCCAGCATCGACAGCAGCACGAGCAGCATGACCGCGACCCACAACGGCGCACGGCCAATCGCCGCGCCAATCGTGACCGCGAACGCCGCGAGCACCAGCAAGATCGTTAGTGACAGCATGAGCGGTTCCCCTTTCGTTCACGACTCGACGTCAGCACACCACACAACACAACTCGACGACACGACAAAACGCTTCACGCAACGACACAACAGTGCTCGACGCCCAGCACACCACACTGCACAGCGCTACTCGACGACAGCACACTGCAGCACACGCCAGATCGCTACATCCCTCGACGACACGACAACTCAGAACATCCCGCAACACAACACAACTCGACGTCACTTCAATTCAGATCACGCCGGCTCGCTGGCATCACAACACAGTGCTCGACGGCACGCCACGCCACCATCACTACGCGCCACCGCACAACAATCCACACCTCGACGGCAGCTCACGTCACCGCACCACGCATCGCGGCACTACTCGACGACACGACACAACAAACCGGTTCGGGTCACGCCACGCAACTACACTGCGGCTCACCACTCGACGCCAGTTCACATCAGACCAGAACAGTGCACCTCTCGACGTCACTGCAAGACACCCGACCACACGACACGAGATGCCACTGCACAGCTCGACGACAATCCAGCACACAACAAACGACCGCACACCAAAACTCGGACGACCCACGACAGCGCAGCACAGTTCTCGACGTCAGATCACGTCATCACGGTCGACGACAGTGCAGCCCACTGCAGCACTCGACGTCATCGCATCACAGCACAGCTCACTACGACTCGGCCCAGACCACGCCACTGCACCTCTCGACGACACCGCATATCACGACAACGCACCGGCACGACACGTCAGCGCACTGCACGCCTCGACGTCACAGCACTTCACCACGACACCACGTCGCAACACGGCACGACACAGCTCGACGACGTCACTTCTCGCCAATGAGCGCGCGCAGCGTCGCACCGTCAGACGGCGCGACTTTGTCGGGATTCAGCCCCGGTATCATCGAGCGCAACAGCGGCGAGCGCGGTACCGGCACCGTGCGACCGTAATCTTTCAGCATGCGGTGATACGCGATCTCGATCTTCACAAGATTCTGCGGCGTCTTGATGCACTGCCCCATCTGTTCGCCCATCTTCGGCGTCAAGGTGCCGCGCTCTAGTCCGTCGAGAATCTGCTCGTTCTTTTCGAGAATCGCTTCAACGGTGCGCAGCTGCGGGGCGTTTTTTCGCAGCAGCGAGTGTGTCGTCGATCCGTTCGAATTCGTAGCTGTATCGGCCTTCTCCGTCGCTGCGTTCTCCCGCGTAGCCATGCACACCCCCATACGTGAACACGTGATGCAGATCGGTTTCCGAGACTGATCGCCCCAGCACTTTGATCGTGAAGTCGAGCACCGATGGCGGCTCGATGTACTCGAAGCGTTTGATTGCGTTCATCATGCCGCGCGGCCCCTTGACGTGAATCGCTTTGTCGAACGCGCCGTCAGCGTGCGCGATGCGATCTCCGTTCGGTCGCATGATCGGAAGCCAGTACACGTGCTCGTCGAGATAGACGCCGTTGATGACGCGCGTACTGAAAGCGCGCTCGCCCTGAATGCGACCGACGAATTGATTCGACAGCACACGTGCACAATCTTTGATGTGCGCTTTGACGGTCGACGCACGCTGCACGAGCGCGCCATCGTGACGTTGAAAGACCAGCATCGAATACGACTGATCGGCGTCGCCTTCGCCGCGCTCAATGCTCGCGAGCACTTCTTCGTTGATCTCGTCAATCGACAGCGCGCCGGCTGGCGCGACGCGCGGCGCTCGCGATTCGAGCCATTTTTTGACCAGCTCGGGATCGGCGGGGACTGACGCACACAGCCGCGTCAGCAAGGTCCAGCGCACGCGATAGAGCGTCCAGAGTTGCGGCAGTTCAGGTTTTGTCATAACGTGTACTCCCTTCTGGTTGTTGTTCACTGCAGGTCGAAGAGCGGCAGATCGCCTTCATCGCGAGCTGCCGCTCGCATGCGCCCGATCAGCCCGTCATAATCTTTCGTGAGTTCTTTTAGGTGTTCTTTGCACGACGCGATCTGCTCGCCTTTCACGACGAGCTGTCGCTCAAGGGATGCCATCTGATGAAACCGCCGTGCGGCGCGCTCGTCAGTGATGTTCTCTAGATCAGCCATGCATCGTCTCTCGTTTCTGACGCTCAGCGGCGTCACGCATCCACTCACGCCCCGGCAACTCCACACAGCACGACGCGCACAGCTTCGGGTCGTACGTCACTTCGACCGGCGGCTTGTCGGGGTCGTTGCTCGGCACTTTGCGCACGAACCCGTATCGACGTAACGTGTCGGTCGGGATCAAGCGCGTCACGACGCTGCTATGTGTGCACTGACACTTGTCGCAGACGTTCATGGGATTCCCCTTTGAGCGCGCGCTCGACGAGCCGCAGCGCGAGACCGTTGCGCACGTGATCCGTGGTCACGCGCAGCCCACGCCAGCCGAGAATGCACGCTTCGCAATACTTCAAACAGTCCAGCTCGAAGCCCTTGCCGCGCGTATGGCGACCGGCCCCGCGCTTGAAGATGCCGCCTTCGACTTCGAGATACAGCAGACGATCTGGCCACGCAAAATCGAACGCCCAGCGCCGCGTCGGATGGAACCGGTACTGCGTCACCGGCGCCGGCAATTTCATCGCTTGCATCTGAAACTGCAGATTCCGCTCGAAGCCGCTCTGCATCACAGCGTCTCGCCGGTCGTCGCAATCTCCGTGAATCGGTCACGTGGAATCTCGATGCAGGGATGCACATCGAATCGGTCACCGCGATCTGTGCGGCCCCGCACTGCCGTCGGCAGTCCGCACAGTCGCGCGACGTCGACGTAATACAGCCCGTCGGTGAACTGCACGACAAAGACGGCTTTGACGTTGAACGCGAGCGCGGCATACATCAGGTGCATGGTCTTCAGGACGTCGAGCAAGACCGTTCGGTATTCCGCGATGCGATTGCGATGCGTTTTGATTTCGATCAGTCCGACGAGTTTGTTCTCGCGCTTCATGTACCAGTCAATCGGCGACAGTGCCGGGAACTCGACGGCTTCGCAGTGCCATGCATCGGCCACGCGCTGCGCGATCTCGCGTTCGCGCGCTTTGTCTTCAGCTTGCTGGTAGACCTTGCGCGTCACGCGCGACCGCCGATCTGTCGATTCGATTCGATGAGCCGCAACGCGTCGGTGATGTCCTGCGGGTCGTAGCGAATGCGATAGCGCGCGCAGCAGCCTTTCACGTCTTCGATCAGATCGACGTATGACTCGTAGCTCTGCTGCTTCAGCAGTTCACGTATCAACCGAGCAATGAGTCGCGCTGAATTCATCGTCCCAAACCGGAAAATTGCGCGAAGCGCAGGTTCTAATCGTTCGACGATCAGTACTGCTTCGATCCGAGACCCGGAGACGGTGATCGGAGACGGAGACGGAGACGGAGACCCGTCCGCGTTACCCTAGTCGTTACCGCTCCCGTTACCACTCCCGTTACCGTTCAATCGGTTCCGATAGTTCCGTTGCTTGATGGCGCGTCGGGTCGATTCGTGTAACACCGCGTCGAGCGTGTCGTTGCGCCAGCCGTCTTTATGCAGCGAGAAGCGCGCCAGCACGACCGCTCGAATCGCATGCCACCGTGTGGCATCCCCGCACGCTTTCGCGAGAATCCGCTCGTCGTTCGGCAACGGTCCCCCGCGCAGACATGCTTCGTCGAGCAGATTGCGGTACGCGCCCTGCTCTTCGAGCGTCATGTCGGTAAACGCGGTACTTTTTCGCCACCGGTCGACCCACCACCACAGCGCGCGCATGTTTCACCCGAGCTGGTTTAATTGACTGCATCGCTCGTCGGCGTCAGCGACGTCGCCCACAGCAGCAGCATCTCGTCGTACATCGCGGCGATCTCGGCTTCGGTCGGGCGCACCAGACATTCCCACTCACGCTCGTCGCCGAGCGCGGTGACGTGCTGATCGATGAATTGCGCGCGACCCATGCGACGCAAGTCGTCGAACGTCAAACCGCGTTCTTGCCACAGGTGCCACGCGAACAGTGCGAGCTGCTGCACGGTCAGTCGTACGCGCATGCGTGTCATGTCATCCCTTCTTCAGTCACGAATCACCCCGTAAGCGATGCAGCGTCGGCGTCGTCACGACATCGGCGCGACGCCGCACACGACCCCAGCGCCCGAACTCGCGAATCGGAAACGACGGCAGCGCGACCCGCTGCGCCTGCGCGAAGCGCCACCGTGCGACGAGCCATCGGCAGAACGCCATCACGACGCCAGCTCGAAGAGCGCCAGCTGCGGCGCCGGTTCCGCTGCGGTCTCGAAGCGTGGCGGCTCGTGTGCCGTCGACCAGCTGATTGACCCGCGATTCGCGCACGTCGTGCACCGATAAACGAACTCACGCCGATTGCTCGTCGGCAGAATCACGACCAGCGCGCCGCAGTCATCGCACGGCATCGTCGAGCGTTGCGTCATAACGACCGGCGCCGGCGTTCACGCCAGCGGCGCCCCTGCGATGCATCCCAGCGCCGTTCGTGCCCCGGCGCACGCCGATCCGCGAGCACACGTCGATCCGGTCCGGCGTAGCACGAGACGGTCGCCGGCGGTTCTGGCGTGCCGCTCCAATAGCGGCGATAGTCAGCCGCGCGCACGAGACAGGTGCTCACTTGATCGGTCCGTGCTTCGCGGCGTCATGAAACTCGATGCTTTCGAGCCACGCTTCGCCCTTCACCGGCGGTTCTTTCGGCGACGTTGCGACTTTGATCGGCACGCCGAACGTCTCTGCGCGTTCGAGCTGTGAGCCGCGCGGCTGCTTCGTCGCGACCTTCAGCGAGCCGCCTTGTGCGTCGTAATTGAGCAGCACGGCTTCGTGCATGCCGTTGCGTGCGGTGTATTTGTAGTTTTTTACAAAGTGAAACCCCGGCGGCGCGACTTCGTGCCAACTGGTGACGCCGCGCTCGGCGTCATCGCGTGCGGCCACGACTGCGGCTGCGTAGGTGGCGCGCTCGTCGAGCGTGCGCACCGGTGGCGGCTCGACGACGACGTCGGCTTGCGCCATTTCGTCAGCGGTATAGATGCCGCTCAGCTGTTTCGGAAAGGCTTTTCGCAGCGCGAGCGCTTCGGCGCACTTCGCGATCTGGTTCGCCGGCATCTTGCGCCACATCTGATTCGGCTTGCCGTCTTTGGTCGTCTGCACGTACTCGCGATACTTCGCGACCGCCGGGAAAAAGTGCGCGCAGCCCCGGCGATAGACGCGCACGCGCGCGGCGACCGGCGGCAGCTCGTCGTCGAGCCAGACGTCGAGCCACTGCCCATCAGCCCCGCACCACTCGACGTCTTGCCCGTCCATCTCGCCGGTGCGATCTGCGACGACCCGAAAGCCGTCAATCGTCGTCTCGGCGCGCCCGACTTCTTCGTAGTCGTTGAGTTTGCTATTCCACTGCCGACGCTTTGAGAAGTAGATCTGCCGGTCGAATGGGTCGAGTCCGGTGCGCTGGCACTGCGCAAGAAAGAGCTTCAGCTCGTCGTCGGTCGCATCGCGCGCAATCGTGCGCTTGATGAGCGCGATCTGCGACTCGGTGAAACTCACCTGCACCGTCGTCCGTTCGGCGAGCGCGGTCGTTGTCATCGGTGCCCCCTTACTTGACGCCCACGAAGATCGATGGCGGCGTCGGAATCGCGCGCGCGACCGGTCGCCACAAGTGCAAGGTGTATGGATGCTGATTGATGTATTCCGACTCGCGCGGGTGCAGCTGCATGACGACGTCGTCACCGTCCCAAAAGAGACGCTTGACGAAGTTCATCTCTTTCCACGTCGGCGTACGCTGCCGGTTGTCGGCGTGCTCGCGATAGGCGTGCACGCTCACGTGCTCCCACGGCTCGAACTCACCGTCGGCGTCGGCGCCGTCGGAAGCGAGAATCGCCAGCCGCCATCCCGGTTCCGGGGAATCGAGATCGAAGGCGCCGTTGTTGCCGTCGTCGGTCGTCGACCCTAGCAACGGATGATCGACAATGCGTGATCGTTCAGGGACGTGAAACATACAGCGCACTCCTACAGGTGTCGCGCGACCGTCGACGCGCGGCGCCCCCACTGACCGGCGAGATACTGATCGACGAGATCGGCGCGATAGCGCCGGTTGTGACCGAGACGCGGCAGAAGCTCGACCAAAAACGGCAGGTCATGCTGTCGCAGCAGTCGTTCAAAGGTCGTCTTTGGCATCTGCAACAGCACGAGCAGCTGCGCGACGGTGTAGCAGCGCGACGCCATATCAGCCGCCGACCGTGCAGCGATTGCGCGCGGCTTCGCGTGCGCGAATGATGTTCAGGAAGCGACGGATCTTGAAGTCGGTACGGTCGAAATGCCGGCGCCCCTCAGGATTCCGTACGCACAGCTCATAGAGCGTCGAGCGCGAGATCGCACAGCCGACGTTCGTCATCGCCTGCGATAGCTGCTGAAAGCTCCAGTCTTTCTCGATGCGGTACGCGTTGAGCGCTTCGACTTCTGGTGTCATGTCAGGCACACCCCTACACCACTGCTGAGATAGATCCGTATTCATGTGTGTCTGGATTCGCTGCGCTTATGGTAGAGTCGCGCAAAAGTTCGTTTTGCGCGTTACTCCGTTGAGAACGCTGACTGTATGGCCCAGTTTTTTACGAGTCAATCGGTAAAAGTACTAGTCGAGAAATTAGTGTGCGGTTTGTCTTTTTTGTACAATGCTGCCGATAAGTGCTGTAGACTCCGCGCCATACAGTGACCTCACATGACGACACCTTTTGCGAAGCTATTGGCTGAGCTGGTTCGAGACTACGGGTCGACAAAAGCTGAATTCGCTGCGGCAGCAAAACTGAATTCGTCGCAACTCAGTCGGCTGCTACGACCGTCTTTGCAGTCCGCGCAACGTCATCACGCACACGCCGATGTCGTGACGTGTCTCCGCATCGCGAAGATCAGCAACTGCTCCGGGTCGAAGGTGCTGCGCGCCGCTGGTCTCAGCGACGTCGCCGACTTGATCGAAGACTTGTACGGAGAAGCCGCCGAACGTCGCTTGAACAATGCCGTCATTCAGCCGACACAGAATGAAAGTCGGCATCTCGTCGAATGGCGACAGCTGACACCGAGTCTGCGTAAAGCCATCGGCACGTTGATTCATGGTGCCGTCACTGCACTTCTCGAAAAATCGTCATCACGCGCCAAAGAATTGGCCTAAATATGTCTGGGAGTTTGAAGAGTGAAACGTGTCACCCGTCGCCAGCTCGCGCAGCTGTGGATGCCGCCATGCGCGCGCAAAGCCGCTGCCGAGCAACGGCGTCGAGATCGATGGATCAAAGACTTTCTTGCGAAGCTCGAAAAGGTCTCACCCGAAGTCCGTCGCGCCGTCTATGTCTTGCTTCGCGAGTTCGACCGACTACCTCACACACAGAACCGAAAGGGATCACGATGAATCTGTCCGTCAAGGTGCTAGGTCAGTCGACGGTGTCGCAGCTGCAAGAACGCGCATCGACACCCGTCCTGCGCATCGGTGCTGATGCGTTCACACGACACGATCTCGCAGCGGTCGACTGTTTCAATTTCACCGCTGCCGCGAACCTGTCGCGCATTCTCAATGCCGAACTCCGCGTCAAGAATACGCGCGATGTCTTCGACAACATCGACCCGACGGGGCTTGTCTTGCCACGTCTCGGCGCCGTCTCGCTCGCCGTACTCGGCGCCGCGTTCGAAGCGAAGCAGCTCGGCGGCGAGCGTTCACTCGAAGCATGGGTCGTCAAGCACCGCGCAAAAGATGCGAAGCGCGAGTTCGTCACCTTCGATTCGATGAAACAGAAATATCACCGCGACGCGCTCGCTGCCGCGAACGAGCGCAAAGATGAGAAGCGACGGAAGTCGACGCGACGGAATCAGGCGCACCGTCTGCGGGTCGACCGGCATCAATCGCGCCTGCAGCAAAGCAGTGAATCATGAATAACGGCAACAGCAACGGCAACGGTCACGTGACGGGTAATCCGAGTCTCGCAAAACGATTCGACCGCAAGATCGAAGAACTCGAAAGTCAGGTCAATGCACTGCGCATCTCACGCGCGTTGCTGTATGGTGACGCGCTCACGACCAAACGCAAGCGCACAACGAGCATGATCGACGAAGCAATCGCACTGAACGAGACGCGGCTCGCTGGACGAAGACGCAAGCACGCACCGGGGTCCGCTGCTGGCAAGTTCAGCAAGCGCAGTCTGAAAGAACGCCGGCAGGCATCAGCGGACTATTTAGCCGAGTTCAGCACGACGACACCACGACCGGCCCCTGACTCGAATCGACGCGGCGTCGGCTCGCTCGTGCGACGTGGGTACCTTGTGCGACGCGGCAACAAAGGCTATCTGCGCACCAGCAAAGAGTACGTCGTTTAACCGTGTATACTCACGCGTTCAGTCAGTCGACCCGTGCACCGACTGCCGGCGGCGCGCCATGCGTGCCGGTCGGGACCAATACAAGGAAAGAGACCATGCAAGTGCAGATCATTCGCACAGACGGCACTGAAGAGACTGTCGAGCTGCCGCTCAACAAAGTCTTTGCGGAGATCGAACGACTGATTCATGCGACCGCGCTCGACACGGTGAACTTGCGCGACGGTCGTGTGATGCTCGTCGATGATCATGGGTACGACATCACGCTGATTGAGCATGGCCCCGGCGTGGCGTCCATCAGCGGCATCGAGCAGTACTTTAACTTTCGGACCGAACGACGACCCACGCGCGCGCGTAAACCGGTGAATCCGAAAGCGACCGCGCTCTATCAGCGAGTCTGCGTCCCCGGCACAACACATCAGATTGTCGGTGACGTTGCGATAGTGGTCGACGCTGAGTTCGACACGTCGAACTAAAACTAGCGTTCTATATCCAGACAGTTTCGACACAACTGCTTTATGGCCGTTGTGAGAATGGATCTATGCCCAGACCACGACGATTCGCCCATCTCGCCCTTATTGTCTTGATCTTTACCGCCGGTGTGACTGTCTATGAATTGAAGTTCGAGATCTCGCGCCACCGACCGATTGCGTCGGTCATACTCGCGTTGCTGTTATTTCTGACGGTGTTCTTGATGTGGGCAATGCTGGCGCTCGATGAATGGCGGCAGCAGTTCATGCGCCGCGTCGACGCCGAGCAAAACCTAACGCGCGCGTTAACCGAGCGTGTCGAGCATGGCCCCGGCGAGACCGTGATCATCGACGACGCCGCTGAGACGGAACCGTGAACGACGACAAGTCGACGCTCGCGTACGTGCAGTCCCTGATCGACGCGATGTCGGCAGCTGACGCGGCATTGCTGCGCGCGATTCATAGCGAGCGTGACCCCGCAGTCGGGGTCACGTTATTGATGGCGTACTACGACGATCTTGACCGCGCTGAGCGCACGCCGCGAGACTTGATCTATTACCATCTCGGCATGCTCGCGTCGCTGGCACAACGGTGTCTGGCGGCACTCCCGCACGTGCGCCGGCCAGACACCACGATGCACTGAGCCAGCGCGTACCGGTCAGCCTGACGTGTCTTTGCGCTTCGACGGAAACCGCGCAATAACCCGACTGTCCGCAAGGAAGCGACCTTGCGCATTGATCAAGCTCACGATGACGGCTTTCGTGAGCGGCACGAGTACCCACTCTTCGACTTCGACGACTTCGCCGGCTGGCGCATACTCGCGCGCAGCGCGACGGCCTTCGCGCAGCGCTTCGCCTTTCGTCGCGTAGCAGGTGTCCGGCTCGCCGTCTTTCGCATCGACCGCATAGACGCGCATCGGATCACTTCCCTTCGGCGCGACTGGTGGCAATTTCGAGCGTGTGCAGCCCGACGCGCGCATACAGATTCACCAGCCGTGCGACGACCCAGCGCATCGAACGCCCTTCACGCTTCGCCCGTGCGAGCGCATCGGCGAAGTCGCGCGACTCGTCTGGTGTCAGGTCTCGCAAGATGTACGAACTCGGCATGACGTCTTCTCTCCCTTGAAAAAAGGGGCTGGCGCGCTCGGCGCCGGCCCCGTCGTTGACTACGCGTACCAGCTGCAGTAATGCTCGCGACCGGTCTCGACCGATGCGTGATGACCCTTGATGACAAGGCAATAGCCCTGCTCGCCGTTCATCTGCGCGGTGTGCATCGTCTCTTCGCCGACGAACCGGATCGGCATCGCTGGCCACGTCTTGCCGCTCATGAAGCCGGTCTGCTCGATGTCAGCGGCGATCTCGCGAACCCAGACGCGCTTGCCCGAGACCTTCGTCACGACGAAGAAGTCGACGTTCGTCTGGTCGTAACCCCACGACGTATTGAGAATGTCGCCGACCTTCGCGGTATTGACCCATGCGCGCTTCTCGGCGGCTTTCTTCGCGCGGTAGTCAGCGGACTGCTGCAAGCTCCGGTGAAATGCTGCGACGTGCTCGGCGCGCTGCTCGGCGTTCTTGTAGGAGTGATGCCATTCCGAGCGCGCTGCGCTGCCGCGAAAGGCGACCGCGTAGCAGGTGCCCTTCTCGCTTTCGTAGGTGTAAACGGCGCCGCCAGCCGGACCAGCGACGAGCCGCGAATTTTTCGGGATGTAGAGTTGCCGAAGGGTCAGTCGTTCTGCTTTGTTCGTGGGTCTTCTCATGTGCTCTCAGCTCCTGAATTGAAGCCGGCGTAATTGCCGTGACAAGAACAATGATAAGCCGACGCTTATCGCTTGTCAAGCCCCGGCCAAAATAAAAAAGCCGGCGGTCAGCCGGCTCGGGGTCGACGCGACGAGCGGTGAGCCTAGCGGCTCACCGGCTCGCATTTCGCAGGGTCAGCGACCCACTTGCCGCCCCGCACCTTGCCGTCGTGTCCGACGGCTTTGAGAATCGGCCAGCCCGTCTGATCGCTCGGTCTGCCGTCGGCAGCGGCGAAGAATCCGACGACCTTCGCCGTCGTGTTGAAGTTGACGACGACCGACCCGAGCGAAAGAACGTTGGCCATGTGGCCCCCTTTGGAAGTGATGCCGGCGTCATTGCCGCTCACAAGAACAATGATAAGCCGACGCTTATCGCTTGTCAAGGGTCTGCGGCGCCTTCGGCAAAAATAATTCCTGTGGTCAGACTGTTGACAAACCCCAGCGCTGCGTATACCATTCATTCATCGGGCAATGACGCCCACACAAAAGACCGGAGCGGACACAATGGCTTACGAAACAAAAACGGCAATCGTCAACGGCATCACGATCAACTATCCAGCGTCCCCACTCCCGACCCCCGAGCGCGTCGCCGAACTCGACGCAGCCTTCAAGCGTGTACAGAACCGGGAACACTGGAAAGGCGCCATCGACTGCGTCGTCGAGATTCTGACGAATGGCGACCTTGCCACGATTCTTGAAGCCATCGAGTTCTACACGGCCACGACTGGCACGGTGACGCCAATCGGCGAGATCGGCAAGACCACGACGTTTCGCGTGACGGCGCCGGGGTACTGGGCTGGTCCCGCGAACTAAACAGATCACGGACCCAGCGCTAGGAGTTGACAAACCCCAGCGCTGGGTATACAGTAGTGCTCATGAACAACACAGCCTATCTCGTGACCCCAAAATCTCTTCTCTCTTCATTCATCCTAGAGGCTGATCGCCTCTACTTCTCTACTCCCGTCGTCGTGGAACTTCTCTACTCGGAGACTTCCACAAAACTTCTCTTCGTGCGCGACCCCCACCGGGGTCACATCTACCCCACTAACCCCAAATTCATCAGGGAGACCCCCACAAAAAAATTTCCCCGTCCCAGCGCTGGGGGTTGACAAACCCCAGCGCTGGACTTACACTGTCTTACATGACACAGCGAATTGACGACGGCACCTTCACCCCCGGCGACGCGGTGACCTACAACGGCAAGCCGGCGGTGTTCGTCTCGCGCACGGTCAAGCACCGAGAGATTGAAGTCGACGGCAAGAGACTGTTCGTCACGGCATGGCGGGTCAAACCCGCCAGCCGGTAACCCCAAAGGGAGAGAGACCAAAAATGACACCGACCTTCGAAGTTATCAACGTTGAATTCAGCAAGGGGCTGTACGACTCACAGCAGATCGCGCTCGCCGATGCGTGGCAATTCTTCGAAGACGAGAACTATAGGTATCACCCCCAGCGCGCATTCTGCCGGAACCTGACGGACGGCTCGACGTTCTGGACGTTCGCCAAAGCGTGGATGGTCTGGGATGCCACGATGCAGCGGTACCGCCTGACCCGGATCGGTCTCGGCGCCTACAGTGACGGTGGCCCCGAGAATCCTGCGCTCGTCGGCTGGCGCTCGCAGCTGCGCGCACGGCTCGTCGACGGCGCCGGCTGGGTCAGTGGCATCAATTGGCCCACCGAGTAAGCGCCGGCGAAAGGGCTGTCATCTTCGGGTGACAGCCCCCCACCAAAAATATTTAGCCACCCCTTGCCAGACTGTTGACAAACCCCAGCGCTGGGCCTATACTGTTCTCATGATGACAAAGACACAACGCCGCGCGACTTGCCCCGCATGCTTCGCCGCACAAGCCGTCACCGCTGGTGGCGCACTCGTCGCGCATGGATACACCAGACCGCAGCACTGGCACCAGAACGTCGGCAATTGCGCCGGCGTCGGCAAGCCGCACTTCGGCACCGAAGCCGGTCGAGACTACACCGCGTCGATTGCGGCGAACCTGCGCACGCAAGCCGACAACGCCGAAAAGACCGCCGACAGCGTCGAAGCCGGCACGTCGCCGGTCAGGAAGCAAGAGCGCATCAAGAACACGCGCGTGTATCAGTGGGTCGTCGACGAGAACGCCGGCGACTACGAGCGCAGCCGGTACGCGGCAAACCTGCGCGCGCACGCGACGCAGATGCGCGCGTCAGCCGCCGAGTACGACCGGCTCGTCGCGAGCTGGACGCCGGCAGAACCGGTGACCGTCAACGTCGCCGTCAAGGTCTCGCTCGTGCACTGGCGCGACCAGCGCCCCCGGAACTATGGCGGCAAGGCGTGCGCCGGCTCGCGCATGGCTGCGGTCAAAGGGGTCATGACGACCGACATCGCGCACGTGACCTGCGAGAAGTGCCGCGAACGTCACGCGCAGTGGATGGCCACGAAATAAATCTGCAGACCCCCAGCGCTGGCGGTTGATAAACCCCAGCGCTGGGTATACACTGCTTTGTATATGGAGAGAACAGACATGACTCTGAACCTGACCGAAAACGAGATCGACGTGCTTGACCATATCGCGATGAACAGCTATCAGCCGACGAACTACAGCCGCCCCGAGACCTTCAAAGAGACGTCGTCCATCTGGGCACGCTTCATCACGGATTCTGGCAGCGAGCGCGCGAAGCCGGCATCGAAGAGTCTGCCGGGAATCGTCGCGTCGCTCGTGAAGAAGGGGCTTGTCGTGTCCAGCAGCATCGGACCGGCGCGCACTGACGACACCGTCGAGTTGACCGAAGCCGGCTTCAATGCATGGCAGGCTGCAGTGCCGGCGCCGGCGCCCGTCGCCGCTGCCCCGGCGCCGCAGTACCGCGTCGTCGTGCATGTCGAAGAAGTCGCCGCCGACGGCACCTGTCAGAACATCGTCGGTGAATGGGAAGTCGGCAAGGTGCGCTTCGGGTCTGCCGCTGACGCCGTCAATCACGGTCAAAAGGTCCGGCGCGCTGGCGACAAGATTCGCCAGACCGTCAGCAAGGGGCGCAAGTAATGGCGAAACGTATTCGACTCGTGCACGAAGCCGCCAGCGCGACGCTGGCGGCAGACGTCCACAAGAACGCCTCACGCTACAAGCTGCGGCACACCGATGTGCTCGTCGAAGCTGCGCGCAAGCTCGAACGGCTGCTGACGAAGCGTCGCAAGGCGCGCCGCGAGCTGCGCACGCTCGACGCGCAGATCAAAGTCGCACGGCGTGAACTCAACGCCGTCACCGATGAACTCACGACCAGAAACGGAGCAGATGACCTGTGAAGCGCAAGCGACCGAGCATCCACGTGAAACCGTGGACGCCCTTTGTCCAGATCGCGCAGCCGCAATCAGACTATTTGCCGGCTGGCCACGAACCCGAGATGACGGTCACGAACAGTCGGTACCACGTCGCGATGTGGCGCGGTGATGATCCGCAGCTCGGCGAGTACGTGCACCTGTCGATCAAAGACCACGACCGCAGCGCGCGGCACGACTGGCGCGACCTGCAGCGCATCAAGAACGAACTCGTCGGACCCGAGTACGAAGCCGTCGAGATCTACCCTGCTGAGTCCCGACTCGTCGACACGTGCAATCAATATCACTTGTATGTCTTCGCGACGTGGAAGCCGGCGTTTGGCTTCGCGTCGCGTCTCGTCGCCGACGGCAAGTCGGCAGTCATGCCGAACGTTGCGCAGCGACCCTTCGAGCAGCGCCCGACCGACTGTCTCGACGGCGCCGCGTTCGATCAGGTTTTGCGCGACACCCTACAGAAGAATGGAGAACACGAATGACCAGACAACGTTATGCCGTCGTCGCTGATCGCGCCGACGGGTCGACCATTGGCGCCGAAGACCTGCACGCTGATGAAGTCGTCACACTCGTACGCGACGCGCTCGGTGTCGCCGCGAAGCTGACCATCTTGACCGAACGCGCCGGCGTTAAGTACGCGCTCGTGCAGTCGCCAGTGCTACCGCTCGACGACGCCATTGCATGGCGACAGCCCGACGATCAGCTCACACGGATCTTTCGCGGCACCGCGACCGACAACGATGTCGAGCCGAAGATCACACCGACGCGCATGCGGATCGGTCTGACGCTCGACGAGTACAACACACGCCTCGACGCCATCATCGAGCACTTTCGCAGCGGCCAGCTGACGCGTAGCGACGCGAGTGCCGCCATGCGCGAGCTGACGTCGC